GGAAACAACAAATATTACGCGTGTTATTAAAACACTTAAACAAATATACGATCAAAAATTCTTAGAATATTCAAAAACAAATTACGTAAACTTGCCTTTTTGATATTTATATTAAAGGAGTTCTGCATGGATAAAAATGATGAATTATTTAAAGGTACTAGTTTTGCAGATTTAATGTCTGATGTTTATCATAATTCAAAAAAGAAAGATAGACAAATAAATCAACTTATAGCACAGCTTCAACCATTAATTAAAAATGCGTCTGATGCTACTATCATTGTACCGTTGATCAAAGAATATCTAGATGTTGCTGTTAAAAATGATGATCACCTTGTAAAGTTAACAGCTATTGTTCAGCGTTATATTTCAACAAAACAAACTATATCAGGAGCTGATGGGTTATTAAGTGATGAAGAAAAACAACAATTGTTGAGTGTTGCTGAACAAGTATTATCATCGGAACTAGATGACGAACTTACACGAATTGATCAAGAACAACAAGAATTACAACAAAAAATTAAAACTGCTACAGCAAAAGTAAAGGAATCTAATGAATGAAATTAGATGGGATGTTGGTGAAGTATTAGATTATGACTATACATATCAATATGTACCACCAACAGATCAATCATCAGGTAATACCAACAACTTGTTTACAATAAAAGTACGTACTGCAACATCGATATTTGACAATGAAGTATTTGACGTACGTCCATCAAACATCAATTTAAAACAAATACCATTAGTAGGTGAATTTGTTTTAATTTATAAAACATTCAACGAATATACGTCAAAATCAAGCCGAAGAGAAGGTTGGTATTATGTCACTACAATTGATGTACATTCAAACATTAATGAAAATTTATTACCAGGTATTACGGGAGATTTAACGGATACTGAGATTGCTAATATAAAACCAGGTAAAACATTTAAATCTAAAGCAGTCTCACCATTGCAGCCATATGAAGGCGATTTTTTGTTAGAAGGTCGCTATGGTAATAGTATTCGTTTCGGAAGTAGTATCAATACAACGTATCCAGAAAAATATTATCATGTTGGTCCAACTTGGTTTTCTCCTAGCTCTGACAATGATGGCGATCCTATTATTATATTATCTAATGGCAGAAACAATCTTACAAATAAAGAATTTGTTATAGAAAATATAGAACAAGATGCATCATCATTATATTTAACTAGCACACAAGTTGTAGATACTTCAATATTGAGTAAAGATTTAAATATACATGGCTATAGTTACGTAGGTTCACAATTTATTGGTGCTGCAGACCGTATCATATTACGCGCAAAAAAAGATATTGCTGTAATTGATTCTGAAATGGCTATTGTTTTAAACACACCAGGCGAGATTTATATCGGAGGCGAAGATGACCCTCGGCCTATGGCACATGGTGATGTACTATTAACTGTCCTACAAAAAATATTAAATCAATTAACTACAACAATTCAATGTGGTACTATGTCCGGCACATTTTTAGATCAAACTAATATAATCGCAGCACAAAAAGAATTAAATAATTTATTAAGTCAAAAATATTACATAAATAAAACATAAGGAAGTTATGAGCGCAATTGTTCCACCATTAGATCGTATACCAAAATTACCGGCTAAAGCTGTTTCGTTAACTATAAAACAAATTGACACACAAACAAATAAATTGATGGATTCAGTTAATAAAACAGTAACTGATTCCGTAAAACTGCCAGTAAATATTAAGTGTGATGATCCTAGAATTGCAAAAATTAAAAAACAATTGGCGGATATACAAAAACAACTTACCACTGTGCAAGAGAATATCCCTAAAATACAAAAAACAGCTGAGACATTAAAAACAGTTGTTACTACTGCAATCGGAATAAAAACAGCAATATCAATAGCACAACTTTCAAATCCAGTTACAGCTCCGGTATTTATTGCACAACAATTAACAGCAATACAAGATGCTACAATTGTTAATGCAATTGAATCATTAAACCAATTTACAACTGTACCTGCGTCATTAACATCTAAATTACAAACACTAGTGCCGCCGCTATTGGCTGCCATTACTAAAGTATCTGCAGTATGTAATGGAGATGTAGACAATTTAGAAATACCTAGTAGTTTACTACCTAATACTAATACCGACACCGACTATAATGATTTAGTTGCAACTGAGTTTTATAATGAAAAAAATGTATCGGAATCAGATTTAGATGGTCGATCCGATTCAATTGAACAATTGTTACAACAACAACGAGACTTATTAACTTCATTAATTGAAGCTCCAAGTAAAGTATATCAAAATAGCGGAGCACCATCAGATGACTTAGGTAAGGTAGGCGATTATTACATTGATTTAGACACACAAACAATTTACGGACCGAAAGCATCACTTACTAGTTGGTAAAAATCTGCGTAAATTACTAGTACTTATATTTATAATAAAATTATCATATGGATTCAAAAACACTTATAAAAGCACTTAAAACAGCCGTACGACAAGTTATTAAAGAAGAATTAACAGAAATTCTTCGTGACGGGTTACAAGATACGATTACAGAAATGAAACAACCGGCAAAGAAAACAAATAATATAGCAGAACGTACTCAATCAAGACAAACAGCAGCGCCGAAAAGAAAACCTTTATTTGAAGATAATAAATGGGCTAGCGTTTTAAATGAAACAGATGCATTGGTGGAACAACAACCTAGTGCAATGAATAGTTTAGCAGAGCTTATGAACGAAGGAATGGATGATATTCATATGACATCAAACGATGCTCAGGGTTTTGGAATGATGCGTCAAAATACAAATAATTCAATGACAGCCGCGGCACCTAAAATAATGGAAGATCCCGAAACAGGTAAATCATATGAAGTTGCACCAGAAGTAGCAAAGGCAATGACTCGAGATTATTCACAATTAATGAAAGCAATAAATAATAAAAAAGGAATTAGCTAATGGCGTTTACCGTAATTCCTGCAAACCAAACAATTGATGCTAATAAGATTGGCTTAGGCATTGGCAGTACAAGCCTGTACACGCCAAATTTTGATTTAGTAACACAAGCAATTGACGATTTAAAATTTTTATTATTAACACGTATTGGTGAAATACCAATGACACCGACCTTTGGCACTAGATTGTTATATGTGCTGTTCGAACAAAATGCAAATTCAGCTGATTTAAAAGAAGAGATTACTGACCTAATTACAACTTCAGTTAGTACGTGGTTACCTGGAATAGATATAGAAAAAATTGATATTACAACATCGGAAGACGATCCAACATTATCTCATGATATTATAATAAAAGTAACTGTTAATTTTGTGTCAATACTGATATCAAGTGTAATTGTTGAAATTGCTGCTAATAACTCGGGGGCAATAATTGTTTCGTCACAAATAGGATCATAAAATGGAAAATAAAAAAGATGTTTCGTACTTAGGTAAAGACTTTGGCCAATTTCGTAGAAATTTAGTAGAATTTACTAAACAATATTTTCCAGAGACATATACTAATTTTAATCAATCATCACCCGGGTCATTGTTCATTGATATGGCAGCATACGTTGGTGATGTGTTATCTTACTATACTGATACAAATTTACAAGAATCATTGTTAGAACATGCTTCAGAGCGTGGTAATATATATGATATTGCAAAATCGTTAGGATATAGACCAAAAAATGTGGTGCCGGCTTATGTCATGTTAGATGTATATCAAATTGTACCAGCTATTGGTACAGGAATTAATGTAAAACCAGATTTCAATTTTGCAGTATCAATTAAACCCGGAATGCGTGTTAAACAAAATAATGGTGACGCTGTTTTTAGAACTAGTGATTCTATAGAATTTGGATTTTCATCATCATATAATCCTACCGAAATTACCATATATGAAAGTGATGCTGCTACATCATTACCTACTTATTATTTATTGAAAAAACAAATACAAGCTGTCTCGGGAGATATAAAAAGTACATCATTTACGTTTGAATCGCCAATTGCGTATGATACAGTACTGTTACCTGACACTAATATTATAGAAATTATTTCAGTAACCGAAACAGATGGCGATGCTTGGTATGAAGTACCATATTTAGCTCAAGACACATTGTTTGAAGCTGTACCAAATTTATTAGAAAATGACCCGGAGTTATCAATATACCGATCGGAATCTCCTAGTTTATTAAAAATGAAAAAAACATCTAAAAGATTTATTACTAGAATGCGTAGTGATAATCGCTTAGAAATACAATTTGGAGCAGGTGTGTCTGATAATAATGATGAAGAAATTATTCCGAACCCAACCAATGTTGGAAATGGATTATCTTCATTTCGAAAAGGTATAGATGTCGACATAGATCCATCTAATTTTTTATATACTCGAGCGTACGGACAAGCACCATCAAATACAACATTAACGGTTACATATTCTGTCGGTAATGGAATTAGTGATAATGTAGAAGCAAGTGTTTTAACGGATATTAATTTTGTTGAATATCAAGATGATATTAATTCTACAAATAATGCTAACCTAGTTAATTTTGTTAAACAA